TTGCAAAAGGTGGTATCGTAAACCAGCCGATGATGGGATTAGTCGGTGAAGCTGGAAGTGAAGCGATCATACCATTGGATAGATTACCAAGTTTAATGCAACAAGCACAAGGATCAACAACTGGTGAATTTACATTAAGAGGTCAAGATTTAATTCTTGCATTGGAACGTGCAGGTGACTTTAAAAAGAGAATATCAGCATAATGGCATACGGTGAATTATATAGATCAAAGTTTTTTGACGTAGATGAAAATAGTTTTTTCTTACAGATACTTAGAAAAGATTATACTGGTGAGGCGACATCAAACATCACGTTAGCTAAAGACCCAGTAGAAATAACGTTTCAACAAGACAATGATTTTCTAAAACCAATAATCGGAAGTAGTTGTAAATTAAAAGTCATTATTACAGAATTAACTGGTGGTAATGCTTGGGATACAGAAAACACAAATTGGAATCTAGCAGATTTTTTTTGGAACGCCTCTGGATCAACGGATTTTTTAGAACCTATTGACGATAGAGAATTTAAAGTAAGAATTTGGTATGAGGTAAAGAATGGAACTAATACAGAAACAAATGTGGATGGTAGTATATTAAGAGATACGACAACAACTTTTTCAGATATGAAAAAAGGTGATCTTGTAATAAAAGGTAGTGGTGATGAAAATGCTATTGTCACATCTACAGTATTACAAGGCACACAAAGTTTGACGGTTGACAAAACTAATTTTTTCACAACTACTGGCGTAGCATATAAAATATATAGACAATATTGGACTGGGTTTATACTTCAAGATAATTACAATTTACCGATACAAGATTTTCCATTTACTATTGATCTATATGCCTCTGATCTAATCGGTACACTTGATGGATACGATTATGAACTTACAACCGAAAGACCTTCTGCGTTTCAAGCAATAAGAGAATGTTTAAGACAAATCAATTTAGAAGATGGAATTGGTAATACTGGTAACGGTCTTGAATTTAGTTATAAATTTCTATGTAGAATGAAACCAGAGTTTTCAAATGGAACAACACCATCTAAAGGCAATCCATTTGATCAAAGTTTTATAAATAATGTACAAGCATTTCAAGACGAAAACCAAAACAACTTAGATTGTAAATTTATTCTAGCAAGTTTGATTTCTATGTTTAATTGTAGAATATTCCAACACGAAGGCACGTGGACAATTATTTCAAATGATGCACTTGCTTTGTCAACATTTGATGATAATGGTGGTTCTTACGACAAAGAATTTATAACCTATCGTAAAGACGGATCAAATCAAAATACATTTTCTATTACCAATCCAACTATATTAATAAATTCAACACAGACATCTGGTACACTTCAACCAATGAATAAAGATTTAAGACAAAGAATCAAAAGACCAGCAATACGACACAAAGTAAATATTAGAATTGATGAAACAATACTTGATAAAATTACGAACGGTGATTTTGAAACCACGTCTGCACCAAGTGGTTCAATACCATCTGATGCTTATAATATAAATGGTAATTCATGGACTATATCAGACACAGCAAACGTTTTTGGTGTAGATATTAACACTGCAAATTTTGGAATACAAACATATCAAGGTAATAAGTGTTTACTTGTTAAAGGTAACGATGCCACTGCAAGTTCATTGACTATAGTTGCAACAAACTCAACTGCTGTTTTTAGCAACACTATAAGCAAAAGTGTATTAAGTTTTGCAGTCCAAGCAGTATTAGCAGATGGTACAATACCAATTACTCACAATGCACATTTTAGAATCAAGTTGACTGCATCAAATGGTACTGAATATTATTATAATTTTAATACAAACACATGGTCAACAACACAATCAACTGGTCGTGTTGAAATAGAGATTGCCGAAAAATGGTTTAAGTTTGAGTTTGATATTGAACCACCACCAGTTACTGGTACGGTCACCATTGATCTTTATAGACCAGACGAGATTGCAAACACAACTCTAAGAACTTATTTTGATGAATTTATACTTACATCAAAAACAGATGCAAAATATTATTCAACATTGACATCAATACAAAACACAAGTTTTGCAAATAATAATGGTGTCATAAAACCTATTGATGTAAGGTTTGGTCAAATAGAAGATATAGGTTATAGTAACACACTTGTAAATTCATCTGGTGTTCCTGCTGTCGTCTATCGTCATTTTGATTTAACGTATGCAGAAGATTTAGAAAAACTTGTTTCAAGATTAAGACTTAACGACATGGCAGTAAATAACAATCTATATGAAGGCACATATAGAAAGATAAAAGAAAGCAATGGTTTTCTTGTACCAGTAGATATGTTGACATTTCTAAAATTAAATTTTCCGACCTTAACAGAAAATCAAGATCAACAAGCCATAGATACTTTAGAATTTAAGATGACACAAAATAGATATAAAATTAAAACACACACACCAAATCAAAGTTCTTTGAATAGTGAAAACGATATAAAAGCAAGGCGAGGATTCTTTAAAGATAGACCACAAGATTCAACTGATCCGTTTCTTGAATACGCTTTCTTTAGGTCTGGTAATTATGGTTAAGATTTTTTTTCTAAATGTTTTAAAGACTTACATTCGTCTTTTAAGAGTTTCCTAAATTCGTTAATTTCTTCTTTATATTTATCAATGATTTTACGTCTTTCCTCTAAATCGTGCATAGAGTTGGAACAAGAATCAAGAAAATTTTGTTTCAGAAATTCATATAAACTCATACAAAAAGTATTAGTGACACATAAAGCGTTGTAAATAATACTAATAAAAATAAGAAATCTATTATAAACTTTTTCATATCATTCATTTTCTTGTTCATTAAATTCGTCTTGTACCTCATTGATAATTGAATCACAAAGAACGTAAGTCATATCACATGGATTAACAAGTGATATGATCTGACCTTCTTCGGTGGTATATTCAATCATGTGAATCTTTAGTTCATTGTGTTCTCTAAAGACTTCAAAAGTGAAAATGTCGTGCTTGAATATCATTGCTTTTTTCCAATTAATTCATTGATTTCATTTGCAAGTTCTTGGATAGATTTTATTTCAGACATTATTGTGCTTTGTTCTATCTTATCCTTCCATGGCGTATTGTTTCTTTCTATACGCTTTTTAAGGCGTTCCTTACGTGCTTTCTCTTTTGCTCTATCATAACTATCATTTCTCATAATAAATCGCTTAGAAGTTAAAAAAATTATCACCACACCATTCCCATTCATTTGGGTTATCTTGAAGATATTTTATTGATGTCCAACTATCATCTTCTATACAATAGCCAGTTTCTTTACATACAACCATATAAGTATGATGGTCACCTAATTCTATTTTGAATGTATAAGTAGAATCTTTTTCTTTCATATAAATACTTTTTTGAAGTTTGTTGTTTTTATATCTTTTAAAAAACTCTTTACTTACATTTTTAATGTGACCGTTTTGCGTCTTTACTTTCATGATTATATCGTTTTGCTTTTTGACCATTTAGCAATATGGTGTTTTGATAACCACTTTCTAATTGTACTCCAAGTTTTAACAACCATAACCGTATGAAGTTCTAAATTTTTTTCATCATTTGTTACTTCAATGGTGAACCAATCAAAGATGTTTTTGCTAATTAATATAGTACCAAAATGTTCATCTTCTATTGTTGCCCAACCTCGTTCAACTACTCTACGCTTTAAATCTTTCATAATATAAATTTTAGTTTTGTGTCTTATGACAGTACATAGTTAATAAAAAATATTTTATTTTCCAAAAATATTTTATATATATTTTTTTTGAAGTCTAAGGATATGATCGTGAAGTTTAGACCAGTCATCGGATTCGTGGTCAGAAGTTGACCATTCTATTTCATTCTTGGTTATTTGTTCCAAAGACTTTAGTAAGTCTTTTCTTCTTTTATTATAAGATAACCATTTCATAAGGAAAATATTTTATGATGAATTAACATTTCAACGAGTTCGTGAAAATCATCTTTTTCCATAATGATATATTCACCATCGTTTTTTCTTTTATGATATATGATTTTATAATCATCTCTATCAGATTCCATCTCTTTGAATATCTTATGATATGATGGATTATTCATAAGTGCTTTACATTGTATTGCAAACGGTTTTGTGTTCACTAAATCAATTTTTCTATCGTCCATCATCTTAGATGCGTAACGAGATGTTTCACAATTAGACCAGCCAAATTCTCTATATTCTCTGCGAATTTGCCTCTCGTAATCGTGTCCTTTCCTTCTGTTTGTGTTTGACATAAAATATACCTAATACTGCTATCAATCCAATAGCAATAAATTTAATTAATCTTTTTCTTACCATCTCTTTCTACAAATAACGCATATCCCAAATAACAATAATTAATCACATCTGCAAACCTAGAATGTATTGGTTCACTCTTTTTGAGATTTGCGTTTTTTAAATGAGCGTAAATACTTTGTATTTGTTTTTCAAAGAATGTTGCCCATACTTTCATCTCGGATGTTTCTAATCGTTCTGCTGTACTCTTGAAGTTTGCAAGAACGTCCGTATCTTCATTTGTATATTCTGGTCTTTTACTTACCATTATATCAAATGAATAATCATTAAGTTGTTTTACTAGCTTATCAAATTCTGTCTGTGTCATATTACTTTTTTAAGAATGTCATACTTTACTGGATCAAGTTCTTTGATCTTACTTAAATAGATCAGTTGTTCTTGACTAGCTTTTTCTCTTTCTTCATCGGTGGAATCAATACCAAGATTACATTCAATCTTTGCCATCGCTTCCATTAGTGCATCAATTTTTACTCTAACTTGTTTATTTGTATTATAAGTTCCAAATATTTCTCTTTTTTCGTTTCTACTTAAATCGTCAGTTGTTGGTGTCATTTTGTAAATTTTTATTGATAAATTTTATAAACTCATTTTCTGTGATCAAATGCTTTTTATCGCTTACCTTATTTTGTATTATGTAAGTAGAGCCGTTATCAAAAGAATCGTTTTGAAATACGATTGTATAATATCCTAAGTATTCATATCCAATATGCTTACAACCGTTTTGAAATATGACATCTAATCTTTTGAGAAATAATTTTTGACCAAAAGAAACTTCACCATTATTTATTTTTTCTTCTATGATCATAATTTTTTTTGTTTTGTAATTAGAAAAAATAAAATCTACATCATAAACTATGAATCCAGTTTTTGAATCTGGTAAATTATTTCTAATCCACGAACTAAATCTTGTATTTCTTTTTCTTGTTTTTTCTTGTCTTGTCATATAATCAAACTTCCATCTTCATTTATATGTTCCCAGTAAAATCCATTTACTTCTTTTAATGTGTGATAATGTTTCCAATTATCAAAGGCAATACGCCACGCCAATTTACCTTTTTCTATGATGTCGTTTGATAGAGAATACACTGCCACATCAAACGGATATCTATTTTCTATTGCAATAAACCTAAAAGTTGTAGGATCATATCCTAACATTTCAGAATAGAAACACGCTTGAAGATGATAGGCGTAATTGTAAATTGCACTTCTAAATGCTCTAGGCGATGCGTCTTGACAAGTCTTTATGTCAATGATGTGTCTTGTTTTTTTCAAACCATCTGGTCTTATGCGAACTGGTACGCCTTCATAAGTTCCGTAATAACTATGTTCAATTTCATCTAAAGTAAATAATAACTTGTTTGCAAGTTCGTTGTTCATGGCATTTTGAACAATCTGATCCAATGATTCTTTTTCTTCCGAAGTCACTATTATTTTATCATGATTATCTTCAATAAGTTGTCTTTTATATTCTCTATCTTTTTTTGTTCTAAGGTTCAAATTTTTTGGCATAGCAATAATTTCTTTTTTCTCTGGTTCAAGCAATACGCTATGTACTGCACTACCAAAGTTCATTGAAGGTGTTGACACGAATTTTTCTTGGTTGAGATAATGATATACAGACTTCTTGTAAATTGTTTTAAGACCACTTGCAGAGATGCTATCGTGTGAATGATATTCTGTATTGCTATCTTTTTTTTTAATCATCTAAATCATTGATTTTGTTTTTGAAGTAATAAATGCCATACAATATGATAGGACTAAAAGCAAAAATATTTAGTAAACTAGGATGCCAAAGTTCACCACAGAAACCAAACACATGTCTTAAAAATTCTACCATATTCAAAAAGTACCACCGTCATCACCGATTATTAACCACTACAATGAGAAATGAATCTGGTGGTACATAATAAAACTAAACTAATGTATGAAAAACTAAAACGGTAAACCAACATCATCCGAAGATGAAGCAGTTTGCGTTTCAGTCTTACGCTTTATTTTGCTTGGATCATTCCAAACAACATTCACATTCTTGCCAAATTGATCGGCTTTGTCTTTTTTTGATATTCTCAACCGAACAAATTTGTTTCCTTTATAATCTTCTACAACGTTTGGATTTTGTTTTATCTTGTCAAGATTCAAAGTCACGTTGAAGAACTCACCATATTGACCAGTTACGGTCTTACCACTACCTAAATATATAGTTTCACTCATATAATTTATTTTAAAAGTTTATTATTCATGTTTTGTGCAACCTTACCGTTTGCACACCAATAACCAAAATGCGATGCAGTTTTAATTATATCGCCTTCGGTTATATCTTCGCAGTTGCCACCAGTCTTTAAGTTCCAAAAGTCAATAGATGCTTTAAGTGATGACTGTCTAATTATCTGATTTTGTGTGTCATTCATAACTCGCATATTAAGGATTTAATAAAACCGATTTTAACCATTGATTCCAATTCACTTACTTTAAGTGAACTAGGATCATTGAACTTGTTGTGTATGGTCATTGGTGTAACACCCATTTTTTTTGCTAGTGTCAACTTAGTCATACCAAGTTCTTTTAATCTATATTCTAATTGTAATCTTTGTAACATACCACAATGATAACATAAAAATATTTATTTTGCAAAAATATTTTTATTTACGTAAAATTTATTTAATATTGCAAAACAAGGACGTCAAAACCTTAATAGATATATTTATTATTTATTATACTCTTTTTAGAGAGTATAATAAATAAATTAGATATACTAATCTAATAGACATATTAATAATAAAATAATAAATCTTTTTGAATTATGAAAGCACAACAGATGAAAAACGACACAAAGGATAAAATTGAAAGTGAGGCGAAGGTTTCAATCAAAGTAGAAAAGTTACTTACTGATTTTGAAACAGCCGAAGCTACTTTCCGATTTGCCGATATATCAAGCAAAAGAAGTAAGTACAATCGTGATATTGACGAAGCGTTTTATAATCACGCCAAAAGCTACATTGAAAAATTATGTAAGCTACTTGTACTTGTCAACGCTGGTGAGATGTACCACCTACATCAATATAGACAAGCATTGATAAAACATAAGAGAGACATTAACAACGTGTATGAAAAAATAAACAACATTAAACTATGAAAGGCAAATTACAAATCGTTGACTTTGATGACGTATTAAAAAGAGATGACAACGCTAAAGAATGTAAAGAAGTTTACGTTAATGATGTAAGAGATAAATTAGATACGTTCTTTGTAGATGGTTATGAACTAGGACAACCATCGTACATAGATAAATTGAATGGTATCTTTTCGTGGCGTAAAGGTTTCCTTTATTGTTTTAGTGGTTATCCACAATCTGGAAAATCAGAATTTATAAACTATGCTATGTTGTTAAGATCAAAACATTACGATGACAAGGTTGTGATGTATTCACCAGAATCAAACACATATGAACTTATAACAAACTTAGCAAGAGCATACATAGGAAAAAATGTGAACCCAGAGTTTGATAACGTTTGTACAAAAGAAGAATATAACAAAGGTCTTGATTTCATACAAGATCACTTTGTGTTCTTAGAAAATCAAGAGGAATTGCCATCTGTCGCTGGGCTACTCAACACTTTTGAAAGACTATCAAATAAAGGTTTTGGTTGTTTTGTTATTGATCCTATGAACTGGTTAGTTGAATCAAATGTTGGTGAAACAAATCTTTATAACTATCTCAAAGTATCGTTGACCAATCTTAAAATGTTTGCAAAGAATTTTGACAAGATCGTTTGTTACATAGAACACCCAAAGACTCCTGCACCAGTACGTGGTAAAATACCACAAGCAACTGCTTTTTCATTAGCTGGTGGCACGATGCACTTCAATAAGACTGATTGTATGTGTTTATTACATAGAATGACAAAAGAAGATTTAGAAAATAAACTTTCCAAAGGTGATTTATTAGCAATAGAATTAGATAATCTTGATAATAATATTAACTTTGTTGAGTTTGAAACGGTTAAGATGAAATCACAAAGGTTGAATGGAAAATTAGGAAGTCAGCTTTTAGAATATGATTTTATCACTGGTAGATTTAAATAAATAATTAATTATGACAAAAGAACAGAGTTTACAAATTTTAATTAGTGTCTGCGAAAAGGCATCAAAGGCAGGTTTATTTTCATTAAGTGAATCATCTTTGGTTCTTCAATCACTAGAAAATTTTGGGGTTACACCACCAAAAGTTGATGATATAAAACAAGATGAGGTGGAAGAACAAAAATCAGAAACAAAAGAAGTCAAAGACTAAATATCTTTTTATCTCTGACGAATGTAATATACTAGGTGAATCACAAAACATTTGCGATACGGTTAGAAAACTGTGGACTTATTTTAAATGTGATTCACAAAGTATATTTATTGCAATATCAACAAGAACCAAAACACATCAAATAAAAGAAAGATCATTATCTCTAACAGACATGAACAATAAGAAAACATACAAATATTTAAATAAAGTTATTACAAGAGATGAATTTATCTTACATTTAGAATGTGATAACAAAAGGCAAGACCAAAGTCATAAGAGAAATTGAAACATTTATCTTGCGTTATAAAGAGAAAGCAGAAGAACACGAATACCACAATGACGATGATGTTAAATGTTATAAACGCATATATGCACTAGCAGAGTTGTTTCCAGTTGACGAAGGATATGATAGAAGATTACCAGAAATAGAATGGCAGATCAAAGAATTGTGGTATCTATATTATTATTATAAACAACGTATAGAAGGTAAAAACATTAAGTATAAACAAATCGTAATAAAATATTCTTAAAAAAATAAAAATATTTATATTTATAAAATAAATTATTATGAGAAAAAAAGTAGATATAAACGATATAAAACCAAACAACGAAAACCCAAGATTAATTAATAGAAATAAAATAAAAAAACTTATAAAATCATTACAAGATTTTCCCGAAATGTTAGAAAAAAGACCATTGATAGTAGATGAAAATATGGTAGTGCTTGGTGGTAACATGAGATTAAAAGCTTTAAAAAAAGCTGGTATAAAAGAAGTGACAGTTGATATTGCTGAAGGTTGGAATGAGGAACAAAAAAAAGAATTTATTATCAAAGATAATGTAGGCTTTGGTGAATGGGATTTTGATGTACTAGCAAATGATTGGGATATTGATAAGCTAAATGAATGGGGTTTAGATATTGATTTTAAAGTAGAAACTGAGGTTGAGGAGGATAATTACGTTGAGCCAGATGATATTAAGGTAGATGTTGTTTTGGGTGATATTATAGAAATAGGTAAACACAGGCTTGTATGTGGAGATAGTACAGACTCAGAGCAAGTAGCAAAGCTAATGAATGGTAAAAAAGCCGACATGGTTTTTACAGACCCACCATATAATATAAATTATGGTAATATCAAACATCCAAAATTTAAAACAAGAGATATTGAAAATGATAATATGAACAAAAATGACTTTAAATCTTTTGTTCAAAGTTTTGTCTCAAATATTAAATTATTTTGTAATGGAATTGTGTATTGTTGGAGTGGTCAAGGTGCTGATGGAAGAATTATGTTTACTGTTTTAGATGAAAATCTATACCATTCAACTACAATTATATGGAATAAAGACCAATTTACTCTTGGAAGAGGCAAATATCAAAATAAATATGAGCCTTGTTGGTTTGGATGGGTAAAAGATGGAAAAAATTTTATAAACGACAGAACCTTAACTAATGTTTGGAATATTAACAGACCTAAAAAATCAGAATTACATCCAACTATGAAACCAATTAAACTTTGCGAAAACGCAATAAATCATTCAAGTAAGATCAATAATATTATATTGGACTTATTTTTGGGAAGTGGGTCAACAATGGTTGCTTGTCACCAATTAAAGAGAATTTGTTATGGTATGGAGCTAGACCCAAAATATTGTCAAGTTATTATTGACAGAATGCTTAACTTTGACTCTAATCTCATTGTAAAAATAAACGGCAAAAAATATAAAAGTGCTTGATTCTTTTTAAATGTAGAATTATTTTCAAGAAACATTTAAGTATTTTTGATGTTATAGATGAGAGCACTTTTTTTTAATTATGAAAAGCAACAAAATACAACATACTAAAAAAGCATTACTTAAGGCACTTGAAAAATCTTTAGGTGTTGTTACCACTGCTTGTAAACAAGTTGGCATAGACAGAACTACATTTTACAGATATTATAAAAACGATAGTAAGTTTAAAGAAAAGGTAGATGAGTTACAGAATGTTGCGTTAGATTTCGTTGAATCAAAATTGTTTAATCAGATACAAAATGATAATCCAACATCAACAATATTTTATTTAAAGACTAAAGGCAAAAAGAGAGGATATATAGAACAACAAATACTTGAACATAAAGGTGGGATAGAAAGCAAACTCATTCAATGGAAACCAGCAGAAAAGAAACAATAGAATGTAATAAACAATTCTATCAAACATTAAACTCAAACAAAAGAATTATTGTACATCAAGGTGGTTCACGTAGTGGCAAGACGTATGCAATATGTCAATATCTAATTTATCTACTAACAACAAGACAAAAGGAGTTAGTTATAACAATAGCAAGAAAAACACTTCCAGCACTTAAAGGTTCTGTATACAGAGATTTTTTAGAGATAGCAGACAAGGTTGGAATCTTACAATATTCTATTATAAATAAAGCAGAGATGACGATAAGATATAAGAACCACCTTTGCGAATTTATTTCTTTAGATAATGAAATGAAGGTTCGTGGACGTAAGCGTACACATTGTATGCTCAATGAGGCAAACGAATTTTTTAAAGAGGACTTTGACCAGCTCAGTCTAAGAACTACGGAAAAGATTATACTTGACTTTAATCCGTCTGATGTGATACATTGGATATATTCTGACATTTGCACTAGAGATGATTGCGACACTTTCATAACTACATTTGAGGATAATGCCTTTCTTGACGCAGAAATAAAAAAAGAAATATTAAGAATGAAAGAACGTGATTCAGATATGTGGCGAGTTTACGGTCTTGGTGAACGTGCTACATTTAAAGAAGGTCAGATATTTGACAAATGGAGATGGATAGACTACAAAGAATTTATAGACAAAGAAGATTGTGAACTTGTTTATGGTATTGATTGGGGGTATAGTAATGATCCCACGAGCATTGTAGAGGTGAGAAGAAAGAACGATAAACTATTTGTTCACGAATTATTGTACAAGAAAGGATTGACAAACCAAGATATCTACAATGAAATAAAGAATCTTGGACTAGAAGAAGAAATATTTATTTGCGATAGTGCCGAGCCAAAGTCACTTGAAGATTTAAAAAGATTAGGTCTGTATTGTAAAGCATCAATCAAAGGTGCTGGTTCTGTATTAAACGGAATACAAATAATAAAAGAACACGATGTTTTTGCATCAAAGCAAAGCAAAAACTTATTGCAGGAGTATCAGTATTATACATGGGAAACAAATAAAGATTCACAAACAATAAACAAAATAAAACAAAATGGTATGGATCATTTGATGGATGCGTTTAGATATGCAGTAACAACTGGACTTGCAAGACAAACCAACCTAATCATTGTTTAATAATTTTTAGTATTTTTGAAAATAAATTCTATATATGGCAAGTTTTCTTCAAAGATTAAGAAATGGATTAAAAGCATTTAATTCTCAACAAACAAATGAATCTTACAATAGATTCATATATGATGTATTAGGCACAAATCCAATATCAAACAATCAGTACAATCAAGACTACATTGACAAAGGTTATAAATTTAATCCAACAATCTATTCCTTAATACAATTAATTAGTAAATCTGCAATAACCGTTCCATATAAAGTATATCAAAAACTTGACGAAAGTGCAGTAAAAGAATATAAAGGTTTGTTGTCAGATGGTTTAAACGAGGAATCGGTATTTAAATCAAAGCTAATGAGAAAACATATCTTTGAAGAAGTAGAACATTCTGCACTTGGTAAATTGCTTGATAGACCAAATCCTGCACAATCATTTTCGGTATTCTTGCAAGAACTTATATCTTTTGGTAAACTAACTGGTAACAGATATATTTATGGTATATCGCCAGAGAATGGTGAAAACGCTGGTGTCTATTCACAATTATATAATTTACCAGCACACCTCATAGAAATAAAATCAGACGGTATATTTAAACCAGTATCAAAGTACACAATGGTGTACAATAAAAACAAATATGATCTAACGGCAGAAGAAGTTTTACATATTGCAGACTTTAATCCAGACTATCAAGGTGATGGTTCACATTTATATGGTCAGTCACCAATAGAAGCTGGTATGCGAGTTCTTACAACTGCAAATGAAGCAGTAGAAACAAATCTTAAATTTTTACATAATCAATCTGCAAGAGGCATGTTGTCGCCAGAAGATGAAACGATAACGCCAACACAAGCACAACAATTAAAAGATGCACTTAGAAGAAATTATCAAGGAAGCAAATCTGCAAACGATATCATGATAACTGGTAAAAAATTCAGTTGGACTAACTTTGGTTTGTCAACATCTGACTTGCAACTATTGGAATCATACAACGCAACGATAAAAGATTTATGTAATCTATATGGTGTACCAGTACAATTACTAAACAATACCGAATCTACAACATACGATAATTATAGAATAGCTAGAAAAGTATTATTCACAAATGCTATAATACCAGAACTTAACAAGATCAGAGATGAGTTCAATAGATGGCTTGTACCACAGTACGGAGAAAACTTATATTTTGATTTTGATTATAGTGCTATTCCAGAGTTGATGCCAGAACAAAAACAATTAGTTGACAACCTTTCTAAAAGCTATTGGCTTACATCTAATGAAAAACGTGAAGCTGCTGGATACGGTGTTGATGAAGAAAACGACATAATGAACGAATACTTAGTACCAGCACAATTTATGCCTATTACAGATTTAGATGTGGGTGTTTCTGAAAGTGCAACGTTTCCAGAACTACCAGAAAGAAATATAGAAGATGAAGATAATGACATAGTAGAAGAAGAAGTTATGGATGATATGCGAGATGAAGAACAAGAAGAAAAGCAAGAGATGAACGAAAGACTAAGAAAAACATTACAAAAAAAAGCTGACGATCATAATGAAAAAGTTGGTAATGTAAAATCAAAGAGAACAAATGTTAGAACATTGTTTGCAGTTTACAAAAGAGGCATAGGTGCATATAGAACAAATCCTGCGTCAGTAAGACCAACCGTCACAAGTGAGCAACAATGGGCGATTGCAAGAATAAATTCGTTTTTATATGCTTTGCGAAATGGTAGATTTAGAAGTGGTAAACATGATCAAGACTTATTGCCAGAAGGTCATCCAATGTCAACCAAGAAATCTTTTAAAGCAGTAGATGATGAAGTGTATGATAATAGAGTTGACGCACAAGAAAGAGCAGAAGCCATTGGATGTTCTACAACACACACACATGAAACAGAAAACGGTCTTGTGTATATGCCATGTAGAAACATGGATGAACTAGAAGAAGCACTATCTAAGTACCAACAAGAAGAAGAAGAAGAAGAAAGAAAACAAGAATTATATGACGATTATCCTAAGTCTGTAAGTGCTAATGCAGAAAAGGCAAGAGATATCAATGAATCATTCAACAATCCTTGTGCAACTCTTGTTGGAAAAACTAGAAGTGCCGATCTTATTGCAAGACGTGGTCTGTCATTGGATGTCGTAAAGAAAACATTTGCTTACTTGTCAAGAGCATACGAATACGTGACTGGTGAATATATAGACGAAAAAGACAAACCTATTTGTGGTGATATCTCTTTTTCACTTTGGGGTGGCGACAATAAAGTGTCAAGAGTAGAAGATGATCCAATGTATAAATGGTGTAAACGTATCCTAGACAAAGAAGAAGAAAATGCCACTACCTAAACCAAAACCAACAGAATCAAGAAATCAATTTCTTTCTAGGTGTATGGCAGACGAAACATCTATGACTGAATATCCAGATTCAGAACAACGGTATGCAGTATGCAATTCTTTATTAGAACAAAAATCAATCTTAACAAAACAAAGCGAAAGAAAGATTGCAAGACTATTTGAAAGACAGATAAACATTGCAGAAAGAAAAAACTATAAAACGGTTTTTGATTACTATGATAAAAACTTTAAAAGAGGCATAGAACTTTACAAACAAGACCAAAACCCATCTAACAACAATTTTAATACTTTGTTTCCAATATCTGAAATGACAGAAATGTTTAAAAAATTATATCGTGATACTGGACTACGATTTTATATGTGGTATAGAAAAAACTTTAACATGTTCATACAAAAATTAAATAGATCAGAAGTAGAACGATTGATATTAAGGATAGAAGATAATCAAAGAATCAGTCAAAGAGATTTGCAAAATTTAGAGGCAACGATATTAGAAGGCATGGATAAATACGCTACACAAAGAACTAATTATCTTGTGACTGCAAAAGAAGTCACATCTATAAGTGGTGTTGGTATTAATACACTTAAAAAAGTGTTACGTGATCTTGTAGCAAGTGAAGATTTTATGTCTTTAGGTTTAGAACAAAGAGTTAGAGAAATAAGTAAAATATTAACATTCAAATCTAGGTGGATGGCAAGACGAGTTGTAAATACAGAAACAACGGCAGCAGCGAATAATGCAATATCACTTTCTGCTCGTGATGCTTTCGGTGCAGATAATCTTTTAAAAAAATGGATTGCTGGTGGTCGTAACATAAGAGATACACACTCTAGAGCTACTGTATTCTATGGTAAAAATCCAATACCAGAAAACAAACCGTATGCCGTTGGTAATTCTTTTTTGATGTTTCCAGCAGACACTTCGCTTGGTGCTGCTGCAAGTGAAGTCATCAACTGTAAGTGTATATCTTTTCCTATCATAAAGCAAGACTAAACATCTAATAAAAAAATGTATTATTTTTGAAAGTAAAAAAAATTATGAGAAAGATATTATTTAAAGGTGGTGTCATTGATGACATAGATCAAAAACTTGGTATTGTTAAAGGTTACGGTTCTATATTCGGCAACGTAGATTCTGATAAAGACATTATTGAAAAAGGTGCTTACACAAGAACATTAAAAAACAATGGTGATAGAGTAAAGTATTTATATCAACACGATATTACAAAACCTATTGGTAAGATGAGCGAACTATATGAGGATGAAAAAGGTCTCGCCTTTGTCGCACAAGTGCCTAAAACAACTTTTGGAAAAGAGATACTTGAACTTATGGAATACAAAGTTATTGATGAAAATAGTGTTGGTATTATGCCAATAGAAAAAGAAGTAAATGAAGATGGTAATAGAGTTATTACCGAAGTAAAACTTTTTGAAGTATCTGCCGTCACACTTGCAGCAAACGATGAAGCAAAAATATTAGAAGTAAAAGGTGAATCTGAAAAGATTGACTATTACACAAAGAGATTTGACAATTTAATTAAATTCATTCGTAAAGGTAATATAACGGATGATCTTGGTTATTTGGTTGAATATGAACTTGAAGTATTAAAATCTTTGATTGCTCGTGATAATACACACCAATCAAATGAGGAACTATCT